AACGTGTCCTCGGTGATGACATGCGACTTGTGGTGACCGATCCGCACGCCCGTGTGGACGTGGACAGGAACACCGAGCGCGGCCAGGCGTAGACAGAACGTCAGATCCTCACCCACCGGATCCTTGCCGTTCTGCGTCTCCTGGAAGAACGGAAACGCCTCGTTGAACTTGTGATCGGACATCCGCTGCAACACGCTGCGGTGGATCAGCAGGAACGCAGCACCAGTAGCCGCGACCTGCATCACCGCGTCGCGCTCATAGTGGCGCACCCGGATCGTCGTCAGCTGCCCGTCGATCTCCGCGAAATGGTAGATCGTGGGGAACGGTTCGCCGTGGCTCATGCCGAAGCACAGACCACCTACCACCGGCATCGCCTTCGGGTCGGCAACCTCGAGCAGAACGTCGATGTCCAACGGCGAGAACTGCATATCCGCGTCGATCCACAGCAGCCAGTCAGCATCGTTCTTGTCGAGGAACCGCTGCGTCACAATGTTGCGCGACGCAGACACGTTCGCACTCGACCACTCCTGGTAGATGTTCGCGATCCGTGGCGGCCTGCGCCCCGAACGGTCGTAGAACAGCGACGCCAACATCGACTCAGTGAAGTACGACGACACCTGGCCCGGATGGATATAGGCCAGCACCACGGACTTCGGATCGCGCACACGAATCTTCACAGCAATGCCCTCTCGGTGGTTCCTCTCGGTGGCAGGGGGTGGCAGCCCCGGCGCCGAGAGGTGCACCGGGGCTGCCGTGACGGTTGCTTAGACCGTCAGATGTTGGGTCAGGCCTTGAGGAGCCTGAACGCGTCCACATCGCTGACATCGCCGCCAACGCGCTTGTACGCGACAAGCCCGCGCTTGCCGACGGGCAGGCCGTCGCCGTCCACCACGTTCTGGATGAACTCGACGTTCACACCGAGGCGGTCGTAGACGATGTACTGGGAGAAGTCACCCAGCACGGCGATGTGGTTGCCACTGGTGGTGGCAGACAGCATCGTGGACGAACGCACCACCGGCAGGTCGAACAGCTCCCGGCCGTTGGTCATCTCGATCGCCTTGACGGCGCCAGTGCCGACCATCTGCTGCTCGATCGTGCGGTACACCGCCTTGTTCAGCACCCAGGTGGCGGAGTCCTCGTAGCGGACGGCCAGGGCGTTGACCAGAGCGATCGTGTCAGCGATCGACGCGGACGTGAACGAACCACGCGTGGTGACAGTCACCAGCGAACCGGCGGTACCGGACACAGCGGTGATGACACCCTTCGGGGCGCCCGAACCGCTGCCGCTGATGAACGCAGCCGACTCGGCGTAGTCGATCGACTCGCCGATGAGCATCGGCAGCTGCGCGAGCAGGTTCGAGTCTTGGAAGATCTCGAACGAGCCGGTGACGTACGCGGTCAACTTCGCCGCGTCAACGGTCACACCACCAGTGGTGGGGCTGCCATCGGTGAAGGCGGAACCCTCACCCGTCCACGCGGTGGTCACGTTGGACACGGTCACGCCGTGCCAAGTGTCCTGCGTGCCGGACTCAACCCGCGCGATCTGGCGGATCGGGTTCTTCGTGGCGGTGCCGGTGTGGATCAGCGTCGGGTCGAGCAGGAACGGCAAAGCGTACCCACCGTTGGCGCTGGTCAGCGACATCGATGCACGAACCGCAGCCGCCTCCTCAGCGGAGTACACCGGAGCACCGAGGCTGCGCACCCAGTTACGGAACGCCGCCATGTACTCGGGGCTGCCCGTGGCCATCGCCATGCGAGCGACACCAGGAACGGTCTCGATCATGCGGGTGGCGTTCTCGCGGGCCTCACTGGACACCGCGTAGGACAGACGCCGGTACTCGGTCTTCTCCACCGCCGACAACGCGCGGTCGATCAGTGCCGGGTCGTCGTCCGACATGCGACGGACGCTGTCGAGGTCGCCGAACGGGTCCTGCCGGCTCGACACCTGAAGGCTGCCCCACTTGGCGCGGGACTCGGCCACACGAGCGGCACGCTCAGCCTCGAGTTCGGCGTCAGCCAGATCCTCGCGGACCTGCTTCAGTTCGGCGTCGAGAGCGTCCCAGCGGACCTGCTCCTCGTCGTTGAGGGAGCGTTCGCCCGCCTCACTGTCAATGCTGCGGAACTCGGCCTCGATCTCCTCGGCCCGTGCCCGCAGGATGTCGATGTTCTTCATCGATTCTCCTTGAAGGTTAGGTTGGTCAACATCGCCGTGCGCCTCTGCGCCGGCGTGAGTCCCGAGTGGAGTGGCGCGGGGGCCGGGTCCGGGTCGGGGGTGGGCTGATCCGTGCGCTGTTCTTCAGCGGTGGTGTCAGCCTCGGCCACGATGAGCGCTTCATCGTGGAGGTCTGTGGGTTCGATCGCACGCACACCTGCGACCAGTGCGCCCGCATAGGCGGGGAAGGTGACGACGGACGTTTCGCGGAGGCCGGCCTTCGTGCGGACCACCGTTTCGCCGTACTTGATCGGGTCGCCGGGGGCGGGATCGATCGGACGGAAGCCGATCGAGAACGAGTCGAGGACGTCTTCACGCAGCAGTTCGAGCACCTCGTCGCCACGGGCCGTCTTCGCCACACGGAACGCGCCGAACAGTCCGGCAGCATCGTCCCGCAACTCCACGGCGCGGCCGATCGGCTCGTCGTGGTTGTGCTGGTACAGGAACTTCACGCCACGGAAGTCACCGTTGCGGGCTTCGATGTCGCGTTGGAACGCGCCCGGCGCGAACATCTCCTCGTAGGAGGGGCCGCCGTCGGACACCCGCGCCACCGTGTTGTACGGGACGAGGATGCCGTGGACAGTGCGGCCGGTGCCGTCGGAACGGATCTCGATGTCGGCGACATAGTCGCGGATCAGGTTACTCATGCTTGCGCGCTCCCAATGTCGGGGTCTTGTGTCATCAATGCGTTAGTGGCTGACTCGGGGGTGACGTTCTCGAGGTTCATCCCGGCGTTGCGCAGCACCTGCCGCGCCTCTTCGGGGGAGATGACCTTGCCGACACCGAGGTAGATCTTCTGCACCATTTCGGCCTGCTTGCGCAGAGCGTCGCCGTTCGGACCCTCCTCGAAAGGTGGCAAGTCCTCTAGGTTGCGGATCTCGTTGATGGTTCGCCAACCGGACGTCAGTGCCATCGTGTGCGCCTCGTAGCGGGCCAGCGTCGTCGACTGCAGCAACGCGTCACGGTTGAATCGGACATACTCATCCGATGGCAGGAGCGCAGACAGCAGTCGCTCGGTTCGCGTCAGCCACTTGTTGAGCGTGAACGTCAGCAGATCCGAACGGCGGTCCACCACGTTCGCGTACGTCATGGAACCGCCGGTCTCGTAGCCGAGCGTCTCCGCCACCGCAGGTCCGAACATCCGGGCGCACTGCGCCTCGGTGAACCGCTGCGTCTCCAGGAACTGAGACTCCGCCGGGTTGATCTGGATCGGCTTCCAATCCCAACCCTTGCCCAGCACGGCAGGCTCACGGGTGCCCTGGAACAACGACATCCAACGGTTCTTCACCGCGGTCGCCTGCTCCTGATTGATGTCGTTGGCGTTCACCAGCAGACCCGACGGGTGCGCCCCATCGGCGAACCACTGCGCGCCGAACTGTGCGGCAGCCAGCGACGTGCCGATCTGCATCGCGTGGCGTTCGATCACCGACGCGCCCAACAGCCGACCCGGTATCGGATTCACGCGACGATGTACGAAACGGCCCGGCTCATCCCAAGGCTGCGAGTTGACCCACCACTGGATCTCGCCGTCGACCAGCGTCGCCCGCACCTGATCCGGATGGAACAACGACACCCGCCGCGGGTTGCCCGCACGGTCATACTCGACGACCTCGCCGTAGGCGTTGCCGCGGTACAGCCACGAGTTGAGCAGTGAATACACCCAGTCCTCAAGACCCTGGCCCGTCGACCCGGGATCCTGCAGGTTCGACGGGGTAGGCAGCTGCGTCCGGTCCGAGCCGAACCCGCGGAACGTGTCCAGCGGCAACTCAGACGCCAAAGAGCAGATCAGATCGATGGACGCGCCGACCGCGATCGACCGCAGCGCATTATCGCCGTTCGCGTCAACCGACGCATAGTCGGTGATCGTCGAACCCGGATAGATCGCCGACAGTTCGTACGGCAGCGTCATCGAGCGCGCAGGGGTGGACTCGGGCTCGCGCCGACCGGAGAACAGACCCATCAGCCGATCCGCCTATCGAGCACCAACAGGAACCCGCCGGCCACGACCAGCGCAGCCGGCCAAAACATAACCGCCACCCCGGCGACCACCAGAGCAGCCCCGAGGAGGCCCGGAACGTAACGCACAAGGATCTCCTCACCAAATGTTGTTCAACGGGTCGACCGCGGTGTCATTACGGCGCTGCACGAACAACGCCAACGCGCCCGTCACAGCCACCAAAGGCGCCGCATCCACATCGACCTTCGTCCGCTCCCACGTCCAGGCGTCCAACACCTGATGACGTCGAGCAGCAGTCAACGCCGCGTCCACACGCGGATCACTACGGTGACGCAAACCCGAGGCGTACACGGCGTCGAAGAACGCCCCACACATCCCCGCGAAATCGCTCGAGCCGACCTTCACAAAGTCGACCTCGGCCTCAGCGCACACACCCTTCAACTCCGGTAGCAGCGACGCCACCGGACCCGCCGACCGTGCCCCCACCGCCAACACCTCATGACGGCCAAGCATCTGCGACACCCGATCCGTCACCCAATCGGTACCAGGCGACATCTCCGCGATCTCAACCTGCGGGATCCCGTCGGCATCCGCACCGCACACCGCCACCACCGACACCGAACGGTCCAGCGCGATGTCAACGAACAGCCCGACCGAACCGACCACGACACCCTCAGACGCGCACGCCGCCCACTTCGGGCCGGGGATCACATGCCCCGCCGACGGCTCATCCCACCAACCGAGCCGCTCACGGGCGAACTCGGCAGGCGACATCGACGCCCGCTCGTCGGCGATAGTGTCCACGTCGATGCGAGTGCCCAGTGCCGGGTTGGCCTTCGCCCACTCGACCTGGTCGTCGAGCACGCAACCCGGCTCGCCCAATTCGTGAGTACAGCGGTCCGACTCGCACTGTGCCGTCGAGCACCACTCCGCGTACGTCTGACGCCTCGCGCCGACCCGGCCCCGATCGCGGATCAGCCGCAGCTGCTCAGAGTCCAGATGCCCGGCACTGGAGCCGTACCAGATCTGCGAGTTAGGCCGCGCCGATCGTGTCGGGATCAGAGCACCAGCCTCAGCCGTGGACAGCGCATACGCCTCATCCATCACAATCAGATCCCCGGACAACGACCGGCCGGCGTTCTTCGAGCGCGCCTGAAACTTGATGCGGGCCCTGTTCATCAACTCGATGCCCTGGCCGCCCGACGCCTCAAGGACGCGCTTCACACCACGCGACAGATGCGGGTTGCAGTCGATCAGTTCCTTGAAGTGCAGGAACGACTCGGCTGCCGCCGGGTTGTACAGGTGCGCGGTCCACACGACCAGGCGAGCGTCAAGCAGCCACAGCGCCGCGGCAACACCCATCTCGAGGGTCGCCGTCTTAAGGTTCTGGCGAGGCGCCACCACCGCCACCTGCGACGAGAACCACTTACGGTCACGCGTCTGATACGACACCCCAGGCGGCCCGGCGAACATCGCCCGCAGCAGCGCCCGCTGGTTGTCGTCAGGGACGAAGAAGTCACCGTTGCCCAGTTGCAGGGTGCCAACCCAATCGGCCACATCATCGCCGATCGAATCGCCGAGGTCCGGGTGCGTGAAGAACGCCGGCGGCGCCTCACGCACCGTGCTCGCGAGCAAGACGCTTCCTCGTGAACTCGTCGTTAGGATCCGCAGGGGCCGCCTGCTCGGCGGACACTACCGACGACAACGCCGCGCCCAGCTGCTTCACAGCCTGCGTACGTGCCGCCAACGGCTCCGAAGAATCGTCGATGCACGACGCCAACACCAGCGCCGCCTGGCCCATCGGTGTGGACAGCGCACCGGCCGCGATCAACGCGGACCTCGTCGCCTCCAACACCGAACCGGCCGGCGCACCCACCGCAGCCGCCACCGACGGTGCCAGCGGGGGCTTCCGGCGGGGCCGCGACGGGTTGCAGGCCTCGCAATACTTGCGACGGCGGCCACGGCCCGTCTCCACAGGCATCTCGGCACTGCATTTCGCGCAAACACGCATCATTTCGCCTCTCGAATTGCGCAAGTGCGTAAATCGGCAGG